CAAGGAGGAGATTGCGCCGATGCTGCGCGATACGCCTTGTTTGAAGGGCTTGGTGAGCGAGTCGAAGGCGAAGGATGGTGCAAACACGATTTTGCAAAAGCAATTCCCTGGCGGAACGCTGAGCATGGTTGGCGCCAATAGTCCGCGCGGGTTTAGGCGTGTGAGCAGAAGGGTGGTGTTATTTGATGAGGTCGATGGGTATCCGGCATCAGCGGGTGCGGAGGGCGACCAGATCAAGCTTGGTATCCGAAGGACTGAGTACTACTGGAATCGCACAATTGTGGCTGGTAGCACGCCGACAGTTAAGGATTTCAGCCGTGTGGAGCGCATGTTCCTGCAAACGGATCAGCGTCGCTATTTCGTTCCGTGTCCTGATTGCGGTCATATGCAGTACCTGAAATGGCCAAACATTCGATGGACTGATGGCGACCCGAGCACAGCGGGGTATTGCTGCGAGTCATGTGGCGTAATAATTCCACATTCTAAAAAGCGTTGGATGGTGGAGCGGGGCGAGTGGCGGGCTACTGCACCGGGGAACGGAAAGCATGTGGGCTTTCATATTTGGGCGGCTTATTCGTATAGCCCGAATGCGACGTGGCCGAATTTGGTGGAGGAATTTTTGGACGCGAAGAACGATGCGGAGCAGCTAAAGACGTTTGTGAATACGGTGCTGGGCGAGACGTGGGAAGACGAGTATGCGTCGAAGGTCGGGGCTGATTCGCTATTGGAGCGTGCAGCAGATGAGACTTATCAGCAATATGTGCCGCCGGTTGAGGCATTAGCGCTGACGATCGGATGTGACGTGCAGGATGACCGGCTGTCGCTGAGCGTGTGGGGCTGGGGTCGCGAGGAGGAGGGCTGGTTGATTGACCGAGTGAAGATTTACGGAAGCCCGTCCAGACCAGAGGTGTGGAAGCAGTTGGACGAGATCTTGCAGAAGCCTTATGTGAATGAGGCTGGGGAAGAAATAAAGGTGCTGTGCTGCGCGATTGACTCTGGTGGTCACCACACGCAGGAGGTTTACCAATACAGCCGTGAGCGTGCGGCGATGGGTGTGATTGCGATTAAGGGTATGTCGCAGAAGGGAAAGCCACCGCTGGGTAAGGCATCGAAGGTAGATGTGGATTACAAGGGCAAGGCGTTAAAGAAGGGGGCACAGCTGTTCCCGGTCGGCGTGGACACGGTGAAGTCGCTGTTGTTTGGGCGGCTGAAGCACAACGATCCCGGAGCTGGATACTTGCACTTCTTTCCCACGATCGGAGCCGACTATTTCGAGGAGTTGACAGCTGAGAAGCAGATTTTGCGGTTTAGAAACGGCTATCCCGAGCGCGTTTGGGTCAAAAAGAGCCAGGCACCAAATGAGGCACTGGACGAAATGAACTATGCGTATGCGGCGTTGCATCGGCTGTACCAGAAGATGGACAGGAGGACGATTTGGGATCAGCTGGAGCGACGAGGAGAGGAGAAGCCCAAGCGTGTTCGTCAGACAGCGATTCCAAAGCGGAGTTTTGTGAAGCAGTGGTGAGTTACGGCGCTAAAGTACCAAGAAGCCTGAAGTTAGAGGTCGAATGGCGATTCCCCCGTCCATAACAGCCGGCGTGGACGTGGTGTGGACCGACGTTGCGACGAGCGATCTGTTTGGCAATGCAGTAACCAGTGCCACGCATAATCTTACTTATTATTTTCGGTTGAATACGGCTGGTGAGGGTGTCACGGCGACTGGCACCGCATATGGCGATGGCTGGCAGGTGACGATTCCGGCTGCTACTAGCACTGGGATGGACGCCAGTCCGAACTGGTACTTCCAGGCTGTTCTGACTGCGATTAGTGGCGGTGCGGTTAGCGAGTACAGCAGGGGTCAGATTGAAGTTCAGGCTTCGCTGGCGTATTCGGGCACGCCGGGTGCGTTTGACGGTCGGACGCAGGCGCAGAAGGATTTAGACGCCGTTCAAGCCGCTATTCGGTCGTTGATGACGGGTGGAGCGGTTAGCGAGTATCGAATCGGCAATCGCACGTTGAAGCGGTACGACCTACCTGATCTGCTTGCGCTGGAGTCGCAATTAAAGGCGACGGTGGTACGCGAAAATAAGGCGAAAATCATTGCATCGGGTCTTGGCGACCCGAACAATTTGTTTATCCGTTTTGGTAACGGCTGATGGGCATCCGCACTGAAATTTTGCGTCGTTTCGGCCTTCAGCCTGTGCAGAAGGCGCTGACACCGGTAAGACGCCGTAATTATGCGGGGGCAATTATTAGTCGTCTGACAAGTGACTGGATGGCAACGCAGGCCAGTGCGGACGCTGAAATTCGCACCAGTTTGCGGAAGCTGCGTGACCGCAGCCGCGAGATGGTGCGGAATAATCCGTATGCCAAGCAGGCAAAGCGGACGACGCAGATCAACGTTGTCGGCAGCGGCATCAAGATGCAGTCGCAGGTGACGCTGCTGCGTGGCAACCGCCGCGATGAGCGCACTAATGCATTGATCGAGCAGAAATGGGCGTCATGGTGTCGCGCACAGCATTGTGATGTAGCTGGGCGTCAAAGCTTCCACATGATGGAGTGGCTGGCTATTGGCGCGTTGCCTGAGTCAGGGGAGGCTTTGTTCAGGATCGTGCGTCGACCGTTTGGCGGCAGTCGAGTGCCATTGGCGCTCCAGATGCTTGAGGCTGATTACTTGGATGAGGAGTATCAAGGCCCAACCCTCGCCAATGGGAACGAATGGCGGATGGGTGTGGAAGTCAATGAATGGGGCCGCCCGGTGCGGTACGCCTTCCTCACGCGCCATCCAGGTGACTACTGGTTCCAGAATGCTCCGCAACGAAACGAAAAGCATGTCTTCCTGCCGGCGGAAGATGTCATTCATTTGTTTATTCCTGAGCGACCACAGCAACATCGTGGCGTGCCGTGGTTCCATCCGGTGATGTCAGACGCGCATCAGCTTCAGGGGTACGAGGAGGCTGCTGTAATTCGGGCGCGTGCTGGCGCGTCGATTATGGGCTTTATTACTAATCAAGAAGGCGAGCTTACTGCTGATGACGTTGAGAATGAGCGTCGGATCAGCGAGTTTGAGCCAGGCATGTTCAAGTATTTAATGCCGGGCGAAAACGTAACGGTGCCAAACATTGACTCGCCTGACCAGCAGTTTGAAATGTTTGTGCGCAATAAGGTGCGCAGGTTTGCGAGTGGTTTTGGTTGCTCGTATGAGACGTTGAGTCGCGACTTCAGCGACACAAATTATTCGAGTAGTCGGTTGTCGCTACTTGAGGACCGCGAGCATTGGAAGGTGGTGCAGTCGTACTTGATGGAGCATTTCCATATGCGGGTGTTCCGCGAGTGGCTTGCTCTTGCAGTGCTTGCTGGCGAGCTTCCGTTCGATGATTTTGAGGCGCGGCCCGAGCGTTATGACACGCCACGTTGGATGGCGCGTGGCTGGGATTGGGTTGATCCACTGAAGGAAGTGAAGGCTTACCGGGAGATGGAGCAGGCGGGTTACATGACAAAGGCGCAAATTGTGGCGAAGCTCGGCGGTGATTTTGACGAAAACTTGGCCGAATTGGCGCGAGAACAAAAGGCAGCCGATCGCCTAGGCATTGAGCTTGACCGGGACATTATTGAACAGCCGATGCTTCCGGCTGATCAACCACTGCCGCAGGAGGAAGACTGATGGGCGCTAAGCCGAGCGATGGGATGAAAGAAGAGGCGCAGCGATATCGCGCCTGGAAAGAAGAAGGTCGCAAGGGTGGCACTGATGTTGCTGCTCGCAGGGCCAGTCAGATCCTCAGCGGCGATGAGCTGAGCGATGAGACCATCCGCACGATGAGTGCATGGTTTGCGCGGCATGAGGTGGACAAGCAGGCTGAAGGCTTCAGTCCTGGCGAGGAGGGGTATCCATCTCCTGGAAGGGTGGCATGGGCAGCCTGGGGAGGCGATCCAGGTAAAACATGGAGTGATGCACTTGTGGCTCGTATGGATTCTGATCGCGAAATGATGCCGGAGGGTGACGCCAGTCGTCCCTATCCGAATGAGCATGCAGCAAGACTGCGTGATCCTGGGCAGTACGACCGCTTTCGTCGCCGTAACGATGAAGGAGGCAAGGGCGTTGACTTCATCTTTGGCATCAAGGAAGGGGAAGACGGTGCTGAGCTGCAGGCAATTCGTTTTCGGCTGGACGAGTTCAGCGCTGCTGAAGCGCGTGCATGGCTAAGCGAGCGGGACTATGAGCCGCTTGAATTTGAAGAAGCAACAGGCGAGCGTTCTAAAGTAGATGAAATTGAGGTCGAAACTGTGACTGAAGAGCGCGCTGCGCCCAATGCCTTGGATGAAGGCGATTTCGTGTCATGGAACAGTTCTGGCGGCCGCGCACGCGGGCGCATTGAGCATGTGATGCGCGAGGGCACCCTTGGCGTACCTGGCACTGAATTCAGCATTGACGCAACGGAGGAGGATCCGGCTGCGTTAATTCGGATTTATCGCGATAGCGAAGCGACTGAGACGATGGTGGGCCATCGTTTTAGCACTTTGACCAAGATTGATCCGATTCGCGCTACTGAGGGCGGCAAGTTCCAGCGCTCTGAGGTGACCTCATTCCGCGCTTTGGAGGAAGAGCGGAGTTATGAGTTCCCCTTTAGCTCTGAGTATCCGGTGGTGCGGTACTTCGGCAACGAGGTACTGAGCCATGAAATGGATGCAGCAAACCTGAGTCGGCTTAACGATGGTGCGCCGTTGCTGTTTAACCATGATCCCGACCGGGTAGTCGGTGTTGTGGAGCGTGCTTGGGTTGATGGCGAGAAGAAGCGCGGTTACGTCAAGGTGCGCTTCTCGCGTAACAAGTTTGCTCAAGAAGTGCTTGATGATGTCCGCGATAACATTTTGCGCGGCATCAGCTTTGGCTATTCGATCGACAAGATGGAAGAGCGAGGCGATGACTTCGTGGCTACCCGATGGTCGCCTTACGAAGTCAGTGTGGTCTCTATACCTGCTGATCCTACGATTGGCATTGGCAGGTCTCTAACTGATGAGACCGTTGTTCAAGCGGCCCCAGCCGCATCACCAACACCTGAACCTGAAATGGAAAACACTCCAGATCTGGAGGTGATCCGGTCCGAGGCCGTCGAGGCCGAGCGTACCCGTATCGCCGCCATCAGCGCACTGGGCGACAAGCACCAGATGCAAGACCTGGCTCGCGAGCTGATCGACGGTGGTCGCACTGTTGATGAGGCTCGCGCTGCTGTCCTCGAAAAACTCGGTACTCAACCTGTGGAACAAGTCATTCGTTCTGCCGATGTCACCTCTAACGACGTTGGCCTCTCCGACAAGGAGACCCGTTCGTTCAGCTTTGCTCGCGCACTGAACTATCTCGCCAACCCCAGCGATTCTTCTGCTCGTCGGGCTGCTGAGTTCGAGATCGAAGTTGGTAAGGCCGCTGCTCAAAAGTATGAGCGCGCTTCCAACGGCATCGTGATCCCTAACGAGGTGCTGCGTCGTGATCTGGTGGTGGGCACTCCTACCGCTGGTGGCAACTTGGTGGCTGATGAGCTGCTGTCCGG